CCACCGAAATTGGTGCCACCTGCACGAGTATCGAGGATCTGCAGACGGTGTGTTCCCATCGCAATTGCTGCGTCTCTACCGTACTGCTCCTCTAACTTCTTCATCTCGTCCTGGGTCTTGGGAGCCAGTCCCAAGAGGGTATTTGCGTACCTGAGGATACGATCTGAGTCCGCGAAGTCAGTAGCGGTGACGTGTCCCTTGTTGGCCCCCTCCCGGCCAATCTGAGCTGCTGTTAGAACTGGTATCTCCAACTGTCCTGCTAGATTCTTGAGTGCCACGCACAAATAACCAAGGGCTTGGTACTCTTTTACCTTCCCAATATGCTGGAGATCTGCATCTGGGAGCTTAATATAATCGAAAATCAAACAACCAATGTTGTAACGATGCTTGTACTTTCGCGTGAGAGCGCTCACACCCTCAGCTGTGAAGTCGGGGTAGTACTTATGCAGTATCTTCCCGCTCCGAGCGATCTGGAGCGCCTCATCCACTGCCTGGTCCCACTCCGGATTGGCAGCGTAGGTTCCGTTCTTGATCTCTTTCTCTGGTACTCCGGACAAAATTGACAAAAGGCGAAATTGCTGCTCTTTGGTACTCATTTCCGTATCCAGGTAGAGAATTGGGTGATCCGTCTGATACGCCATGTGCTTAGCCATGTTCATCAACGTGGCGGACTTACCTGCCTTCGGACGAGCGCCCAGTACTGTCAAAGTTCCGGGCTCTAACCCGTTAATTGCAGCATCAAGAAGGGGGAATCCGGTTTCCAAACCACGAACCTTGGTCGGAGAAGACTTAGCTTCCTCCACTAATTCAACCAGTCCCTCAGAAATATCTACCGCATCAGTACCTTTGTTACTCTCCACTGAAATCTGCAGAAATTGCTCTTGTGCGTGACCTACAATGGTTTCGGCGTCCAATGTGTCGGCAGAAAGGATACGATTCTTGTCTGTAAGATCCTGAATCTCGGAAGCGGCTCGAATGATTTTGAACTTAGTGCTGGCGTCAATGACCTTCTTGATATAGAACTCAATATTGTTAGGATCTACGCTCTTATCAAACAAAGCATTAACGTAATCGTACCCACCAATCTTATCATCCATATTCATGGCACTGGACTGAGTAAGAATGGCAGAGGCGTCAAGAGTAGCCAAATCTTCACGCATCAAGCCCTTGATGATGATCCACAGAGCACGGTTATGGGGAGTAAGGAAATCACCGTCCCCCATTTTCGACTCTACTTCGAAAAAATTAGTAGGCTCCTTCAGGACGCAAGCGATGACTGCCGCTTCGTTCCCTGCGTGAGCGAACTTGACCTTGGTCTGCTCTAGATCCATTAATTGCGTTCCCTAGAAGTTATAGCTCTTTCGTCTCTTCGGCGGTTATTTTCCGCCTTAATCGCATTCATAAGCTCAATTATAGGCTTATCTACCCCATCCAGAAGGTCGCGTTCGGCGCTGCAGATGTCAAGCTCCTGCTCTAACATCTGCAACTCAACATCAGATGCGACAGCGTTGGCTTCTCGCTCTGATAGAGTCTTTCCGGGTACATTTCCTGCCTGGAGAAGAGACTTAACCCTACGATCAAGTACCTTCTTTTTAGTGCTCGCCTCTACCCGAGACACGTTGTAGCGGTACTGAAGAGTGATTAGATATTGACCCAACATAACCACATATTGGGACAAAACTTGAGGAGAAACAGCCTCCATCTGACGCGCATTGAAGTTAAACACCTCCTCAATGCCAGATGGTGGGGCAGCTGAGTGTAAGGACAAGTCGTCCGATACCTGCTTCAGTCTATCTCTTATAAGATCCTCAATCATTTTGTGCCTCTTCTATTTTGGTAAGTAAATCCCCTGTAGTTATAGGAATTTCATCGTAATTTACACAGAGGAGAGTATTATCGTTCAGACTACACCACTCACGCTTAAGACCATCACGCCTCTTCTGCCCTGTAAAAGCAGCAGCGTCGTTGTGAAAATGCTTATTGAACTCAGTGTGCTGTACCCCCTGTACCTCAACGTAAAGATGGAGGGTAGGGAGGTAAAAGTCGAAGAACAATCGCTGTCCCTTGTAATTTACATACTCTTCTTGTTTGATTAGAGTATTAGGAAGAGCTTTCTGTAGACTTTCCAGCACGCTTTTTGCGAGATGGCTTATCATTTTGTGCCTCTTTTAATTTCTCTTTCTTAGCAGCTTCCTGGATCTCGAACCTCGACGTCACTTCGGCTTCAACGTCGCCAGTTTGGATTTCGCTTTCCGCTTCTACAGGGGTATCGATTACTTCCCCTGTAATAATAAGGCGTATTTGCTTCTCCAGGGCGTCTCGCATAGGAATATCTTTCTGTAGGGCTAATTTAGCCTTCTCTCTGCCCTGCCACTTGTACTCCCCATAAGTTAACCAGGCCCCACCCTTCTCGATTAGGCCCATATCCACACCCAAATCCAGTAATTCACCGTCCGTGTCATATCCGAGCCCGTAAATCAGATCTACCTCTGCCTGTCTCCAGGGAGCGGCTCGCTTGTTCTTCACTACCTTGAACACAGTTCGATGCCCATAAACCTCACCGGCCGCGTCCACCAACTTGCTACTTTTAGACTGACCGCCGTGTACCTGCACACGATATGCTGCATAAAAAGGCAAGGCTTTACCACCTGTAGTAGTCTCAGGATTACCATAAGATCCGATCTTGTTTCGAATCTGATTAATAAAGATCAAAAGAGTGTTGGTTCTCTTGACTACAGGTAGAATCTTCTGGATTCCTGCGCTCAGGAGCCGTGCGTGCAGTCCCATCGACTGTTGATCGAAGTCTGCCTCCATACGCGCCTCAGGAACCAGGGCAGCTACGCTGTCAATCATGACGGCCGCGAACTCTCCAGTCTCCATCAAGCTTTGAGCAATGCTGAGGTTAGCTTCTCCAGTAGGTGCCCCGTCTACAACAATAACCGACTTCTCGGGGAGTCCAATTCGGAGTAGGAGACTCGGATCCAGAGAGTTCTCCGCATCCACGATAGCACACTTATGTCCTATCTTACACGCCTCAAGCATCACGCTGTAGCCAAGGAAACTCTTCCCGACACCTTCGTTCCCAAAGATCTCAAGAATAAGACCACGTTCAAAACCACCACGTCCTACAGCGTTGTCCAAACCCAAACAACCGGTGGACAAATACTCACGCTTCTCCTCAGCTGCCTCTCCGAGCCACTTAATTACGTGACCATATTCTTTCTCGATCGCTCTGGTGGTCACACCAATTATCTGATTGCTTTCCTTAGCTGTTGTCATTTAATTTCTCCAAAATCTTCTTTCGTGATTCCGCAGCCTTTTCAAAATCTCTCTGAGCATACTCCCGGTCATAAATCTTGTTGATCTTATCTATATACTCACCGGTCTTGCACTCCTCCACCTCACTGACCTCTGCGTTCATGTAGTTACAAATCCTATCCATGACAGGACGGGACGTAAGAATGGTCAAGTGGTTTATTGGCTCGCGGAGCTTAAGAAAACTCTCGTATTTGAACAATGCGTCGACCAAAGCGGCTGCTTCTCTGACGGCATCCTTCCTATTAAGACCTAATTTTTGTCTTGAACGTACTAAATCTGACGCGTAGAGGTTATCCTTCTTCCAGTCAATGGAAGCAGGAAACACACGGTCAGAGTTGTAAAAGAACCGGCGAGCATAGAAATACTCTACCAGTTTCTTCATGGTGGTGACCGACGCTGTGTCCGGAAACTCCACCTTGATGACCCGATAACCTCGATCCTGAAGAGATTTGATCGCCTCTTCTTGGTCGAAGTATAGGCTCATTAGTCAACCTTCTTGAGGGTACAAACAAACGCCTTGAAATCCTCATCCTTAGGCGACTTCAGTAGCACACCACGTGCGTCCTGAGTGAAATAGAACTCGAACGAATCACCCTTCAGCTGCCGCAGGGAGTTCTGAAGCAACATAGAGTCAAAGTGTAGAGTGAAGTCGTCAGGGGTAGTCACCTCAAGGTCAGAGCTT